AAACTTGCAATGGTAGTGGTGGACCAGATCTCATAGAGTTTGAGTAAAAACTTTGTGGGTTCACTAATGCTATTTGTGATGCATCACATCAAGGAAGAGCTGGACTTCTTCCATCAACAACTGGAGACCGTTTCTGTTCTTATATGGGTCCAAGAAGACCCAACGATAAAAACGTAATTCAGTCATGCACTTCAAATACTGCTTACATTTCCTCTAGAAGTTCCAGTTGTTTGGCGGCACAGTGTGGATGTATTTTATCTTTCAATTTCAACACAAACAACTTTGATTGTATAACCATGGTGCATTTAGGTTTCATGGGTAATGGTAGAGGTCCAAAAGAATGTTTACTTGCAACATGGAAACCATGCAGTAGTTGCACTAGCGTTTGTAGTCATGCAAATATGGTTGCATATGTGTGTTCTATTTGCGCAACAGCATGTGATTGTTGTATGTGTATGGGATGTGCTGCTGCTATAAGATCTATTGGATGCGGAACAATTCCTGTAAACTGGTTGTGTGAATATAGTTGTCATGTAAACTCGTGTTTAGAATTCAACACTCCATCTGGTCCAGTGACATGCTCCGACTATGATGGTTCAATATTACCATACACAATCAATCCAACAAATGATCATTTGATAGTACCTGCTGTTTTGCAAACACGTGGAAGAAGGTGTTCTTGTTACTGTTCATCTAATTGTACCTTTTGGTATGGTTTGATTTGTTACGATTTGGAAAATAAATGTATTTCTAAAGTTCACAGTTTCTTCAATGGTGAACAGCAAAGAAGGGATACTATTTCAGATTTGGGTACTGATCCTGCTACCAATGCATGTGCAGGCACACAATGGGGCGTTGCATATCCTAGGATTGATAATTGCTATTTCCAATCTGCTTGCTGCAGCTGCAGTTGCCAACCAGTTGCATATTACATGTCAACATATGGAAATGGAACAAGTTGTTCTGAGTGTCATGGGATGGTAATTAGTATTGCTGCACCAAATCATGAAACTAGCATTGGAAAGAATTTGTGGGCACACCAATCATATGGTCAATATGGAACATGTAATTGTACCTTTGCATGTACATGTTATCAACAAGAACTCAGACCAGTATGCGATTGTTGGTGTTTCACAATGGGTGAAAAGTTGATGCATTTGAGAGTTCCTATGACAACACCTCTTGATTGTTTAGGATATTCTGATGACACTGATATGAAGTGCCTTATGGAAATTCTGCAGGGTTGTCATGCTATGGGTAGATGTTACAAGTGTGTTTGGGCATATACAGCCAATGGTTCGTTGTGTACAGGTACGCCTTCTGCTTCAAACTGTGCTTGTTGTAATAGTAATATAGCCAGCGGTTGGCATATTTTATATGGATTCTGCGCTTTTTGTCCAGATTGCACAACATATGTGGATATTGCTGCGTTTAGTTGTTCTGGTTTGACTTCTTCGTTCACTTCAATGTGTGGTTGTGGATATTGTATTTGCAGCGGTTGCACATGCACATTGGCATTAGATGATATAATTTCTAATTTGTGTGTATGTCAACCTTGTATGATGAGAAATGTTGGTAATGCATTGTTCAACGGTTGTTCTAACCATGTTGATGGTGCTTTCAGTACAAACCAAAAAACTATTTGTGCGTTACCTTGTCTAGATGTTACAGGAAGTGGTATCTGTTCAATGATCAAACCTTATTGTACAGGTGCTATACAATATTTGACTTCAACACAGAATAACTATGATGTGTTCAAACAGACTTGGAGAAACTTCTGGTGTTCAGTTTGTTATCCATGTATGTGTTGTTATTGATAACAAAGGGGGTCGAAAGACCCCTTTTTTACATTTCTCGAATATAATCCGTTATATTTCTAAACATTATTGGGCATCCAACAGAACCTAACTTAGTTAGGTTTGCGCAAGTATATTCTTGATAATGTCCTTTGAGGTGATCTGGAAAAGGTATAATGGTGATTTTTGCTCCAGTCTTTCTAGCAACAGCATCTGCCACATCCATAAATGATACTGGTTTGCCTGTTCCAGCATTGAAGATTCCAGATATGTTTCTTTGAATCATTTCTATTTTTAGAATAGAAATATCTTCTGCACAAACAAAATCTCTTCTGAAGTTTTCAGATCCTTCAAATACTTTTATTTCACCAGTTTCGTTTGCTTGTTTCATAAACTTGTGTACTGGTGATGCTTGATCGTCTTTATGATCTTCACCCTTACCATAGACATTGAAGTAACGATAACCTTGTATAATATGTGGAGAATTTTGATACCAGTCAGTTGAAATTATATCCTCAACCTTTCTATCAAACAATGTCTTAGAATATCCATAAACATTCAAAGGGTTTAGTTTACCGTCTTCAAAAAACTCTGTAGAGTCGCCATACACAGAAGCAGAGGAAGCATAAGAAAGAGGTATTTCGTATTTCAATGCTTTGTCTAAGATCTTACAAGAAAACTTATAGTTTCTTTCCATGACAAGTTTTCCATTCCATTCTGTTGTAGAAGAAATAGCACCTTCATGATAGATACCAGTTATTTTCTCCCACTCATGTTCTGGAAAGGAATCAAAGAACTCATCAACATCATAATAGTCTTTGATGTTTTTGTCTGCCAGATTTTTGAACTTTCTTCCATCTTCAAGATCATCAACCACAACAATATTAGAATGACCACGTTGATTTAGGTTTGAAATAATATTGGATCCGATAAAACCAAATCCACCAGTTACTAATATCATGGTAATGTCTGCGCAAATTCTAATAGATTGTTGAATACTTTTGCCTTGTCTTTTATTTTCTTGGCAGAATGCTTATTCAATTCTTGTTCGGTTTCTTGTCCGTGTCCAGTTCGAACCAATACTGGTGTGGCACCAACTTTGTGTGCTGCTTTCATGTCGTTCATTTTATCACCGACATAATATCCACCTTGTTTGAATCTTATCTGTCCTCCAAAGATTTCTTTTTCTGCTCTTTCAAACATACCAATATTTGGTTTAGCATAGTAATCTTCTTTCAATGAAGACTCTGAATAAAATAAACCATCAATGCTAAAGATACCTGCTTGTCCAAACACTTGCATCATATGCTGGTGGATGGCATCTACTTGTGCATGAGTTTGCAATCCTTTTTTGATACCACCTTGATTGGTCAAGATAACAACCTTATAACCCTTCAATCTCATCATACGAATTGCTTCCAAAGATCCAGGAATCATTTCTACTTGATCAGGACTTGTCAGATAATGCCCTTTATCAACATTGATAACACCATCACGGTCTAAACCAATAATTGCTTTTGGAAAAACTGTTGGCCAATCTTGCGGTGAAAATTGTTGCTGTTGTTGTCCGAAGTTCATTTGTCCAACTGGACGTGGATTTGAAAACGGATTTGAGGACAGAGGTTGTCCTTGCTGCATTCCACCACCTTGATATGGTGTTGATGGTGCATCTGTACTATATCTACCCATTTTGTGAGTCACCTTTCATTACACGATAATTATCTTCAACTGAATCTGCAGTTGACACTTCAACGATAGTTCCTTCTTCTATACAGATAAGTCTATGAGGCATTAGAGGAGGATTGTGCCAAGTATCACCAATGTTCAATTCTTTACTATTCAAACTTGCGTCAGATGTATCAATCCATTCAACCAAAAACTTACCATCTGTAACATACCACGTTTCATCTTTTTCTCTATGAAAGTGCATAGAAAATTGTGCGTCTTTGTTGAATATCAAAAATTTACCGCAGTATTTATCGTTCGTTGCCCAGATGAGTTCGTTACCCCATCCTTTCTCAACGTATCCATCAAGTCTCATTTTGAATCCTTCTAATTATATTAGAGGTTGAATAACCACCAGTAAAGTGAATAATTTGAACTTCTGGAACAATATCTGCTCCAACCACATCTTCAACCTTATAATCTCCACCTTTAGTTATAATATCTGGCGATACCTTTTTTATCAACTCATATGGAGTATCTTCATCAAAGATTATAACATCGTTTACGAATGACAGGTTTTCAAGAACAAACTTACGATCTTCTTGACTGTTTATCGGTCTTGAATTTCCTTTCAGTTTCCGAACAGATGAATCTGAATTTATTCCAACAATAAGGTAATCGCCAAGTGATTTTGATTTTTTCAGATATTCAACATGTCCACGATGAAGAATGTCAAAACACCCATTTGTAAAAACTGTCTTCATAATAAATCTTCAGGTTGAATAACGTATGTTCCTTGTTTAGAAATTGCCTTAGCAGATGCTTTGTTTGCCAGCATCAATGCCTTTTCCATATTATAACCCATATCTAATGCATAAGCAAGCACTGCACCAAAAGTATCTCCAGCACCAGTTACATCATAAACACTTTTTGCTTCTGTTGGGATATGCAACGTATCTTTATCCGACACCCAAAGAACTCCATGTTCAGATAACGTAACAATAAGATTATCCACCTCAAGTTCTTTTCTTGCTTGAATCGCTTTCGTTGTTAGTTCTTCAATAGATTCTGTTTTACCAACATAAGATTCAAATTCCTTTCTATTTGGTTTTAGAATCCAAGCACCCTTATAATTTTCTAATGAAATTTTCGGATCAACAATAACTTTGTTTGATAGTTGTTTGATTATTTTTTGCGGAGAAGATAATGTTCCTTTATCATAATCAGATAAAAATACAATACCTTCTAATTTGTTGTTTTGTAATGAATGGATTAGTTTGGTATTATCTACACATTCCTCATCATCAATGCGAGTAACATAATGTCCTTCAGATAATACTCTTATCTTTACTGGCATTTTTGGAACCACAAAAAGGTTTGATTTATTTGAAAAATGATCTCTATACTTTTGCTCAACCATTCCATGTAATTGAACATTATCTGACAAAGATTTGATATTTGCATAGACGTTTGCTGCACCACCAAGAGAAACAGTCTTAGATTTCAGTTCAACAATAGGAACAGGTGCTTCTGGTGAAATGCGTGTGGTTTTTCCGTACCAATACTCATCAATGATAATGTCGCCAATCACGTGTATCATGTTATTCTCAAAATTATAAATATACTCTATTATATAGCATTTTTTACGAATAGTAAAGCGAGAATATTATGAAGGTGTTTGTTATCATTTTATCATTATTTCTTTCTGGTTGTACTCAACTAAGCACACTATCAACGATGCTTACTATAAAAGAAGCATCAGAGGCAATTGCCGAATCAGAAGCACAAACTCATGCTGGTCCACCAGTTCCTAAAGTGGTGGATCCCATTCCGCTTTCTCCAATAACATCCAAGTTCAACATAGAAAAAGCAGTTGAAGCAATCCCTTTGTGGTTGATAATTGTTACTGCCCTTTCTGGAATACTTTATTTTATAAATATCGTGAGATCGCACTATAAAAATAAAGGAGTCAGTGATGATACCAGTAGAAGTATTGACCATGGCAGGCGGAGCAGCGATGGGCGGTCTGTTCAAATTTATGGATCAGGCGCAAAAAAACAAAGCAGAACAAATGAAAATGATGATGGCGGATCGTCAGCAAAAGGCAGACATTCGCAACGCAGACAGAGAGTCAGCATCGAAGTCGGCAGACGCAGCGGCAGCAAGAGTAGGTAACGATCCTTTTGCTAAGATGACACGACGCATCTTCGTGTTGTCAATGGTTGGCATGGGTGCTTGGGCAATGATTGCTGGACTAACAGGTCTTGATATTGTTGTTCCTGTAACTCAAGAAACTGGCGGTTCTTATCTGTTTGGTATTATTGATACCACTAAAACTGTAACCGAATACTTACGATTTGAAAATGCGGTTGTAGAGTTTGAGTGGTTGAAGATATCTTTGTTGGCAGCAGGATCATTCTATCTTGGTAAGAGTTAACATTCCTTATAAATAGTTCCAGAACAAATAAATTCTGGGACTATTTTTATGGCAACTCCTACTACTCGAACAGAGTTCAAAAATTACTGTCTAAGAGAACTCGGACATCCTGTAATTGAAGTGAATGTAGATGAAGATCAAGTAAACGATCGTGTTGACGACGCACTTGAGTATTATCGTGACTTTCATTACGATGGTTCGTACGAAGATTATTATAAAGTAACAGTAACACAAGACGATATTGATAATGGTTATCTAACCATTCCTGAATCAATTCTTGGTGTTGTTGACATCTTCCCTATCGGTACAGGATTGAATACAAACAATCTATTCAATCTTCGCTACCAAATCACACTAAACGAAATCTATGACTGGGCACATGGACAGTTTGCTAACTATACCATGAGCATGGAGCGCATTGCTTTACTCAACGAACTGTTTGTTGGTAAGCAACTATTCCGTTTCAATCGCCATACTGACAAACTGTACATTGATATGGATTGGTCAGAAAAGGTAAAGGTTGGAGAAATCATTATTATAAAATGTTATCGTGTTGCTGATCCTGATGATTATGCTGATGTTTGGGGTGATCGTTGGTTGCGCAAATATGCCACACAACTTATCAAACGCCAATGGGGAACAAACCTAAAGAAGTTTAGCGGAATGCAACTTCCAGGTGGACTAACATTCAATGGCGATCAAATCTACAATGAGGCAGAAGAGGAAATCAAAAGACTGGAAGAAGAAATGATCAACACATATTCACTTCCTTCTTATGACATGATTGGTTAGAACGACCGTTTTATGAATATACCGTATACATATTTGATAGGATGGAGCGAACACAATACTTGGTATTATGGTGTTCGTTTTGCTGCGAATTGCTCTCCTGATGATTTATGGGTTTCATATTTTACATCATCAAACTATGTAAAAGAATTTAGAGAACAGAATGGTGAACCAGATGTTATTCGGGTTCGTAAAACTTTTGATGATTCTCAAAAAGCAAGAGATTGGGAGTCAAAGGTTATTGATCGTATTGGTATGGTTGAAAATAACAATTGGTTGAATCTGACAAATGGTACAAACAAATTTTATCATGAAGGACCAAGAGGTTCTTTTACAAAAGAACATAAAATGAAACTCAGTGAAGCGAAAAAAGGTTCTAAAATATGTAAAGAACATGCCAAAAAATTACATGAAGGTAGAAGAAATTCAAAAAATAGTGATTCTCATAAAGAAGCATTGCTGCGTGCGCATTTAGGATCAAAAAGAAGTATTGAATCAAGAAAGAAAATGTCAAATAGTAGAATGAGCATCCCACTAGAAGAAAGAAAAAGATTAGCAAGTATTGCTAACAAGGGACAAAAATATTTGAACAAAAATGGAATCAATAAAAAAGCAATACCAAATTCTGATAAGTGGAACAAACTTATATCAGAAGGGTGGAAGCAAGGAATGGTTAGATGCTAAACTTCTACTTCAACAATTTTGAGAACTCAATGGAGCAAAACCTCATTGAGGATCTTATTATTGAATCAATCAAGATCTATGGTATAGAGTGCTTCTATATGCCAAGAACACTTGTTGCCAAAGATAATCTATTTGGTGAAGATGTTCTTTCTAAGTTTGAAGATGCATACCCAATTGAAATGTACATCAAATCAGTTGATGGTTTCTCAGGTGATGGTGATTTCCTATCTAAGTTTGGTTTAGAGATTCGTGATGAAATGGTGTTGACTGTTTCACAAAGACGTTTTGATGAAGAGATTGCTCCATCACTAACAACAGAAGATGCAGGTCGTCCAGTAGAAGGTGATCTTGTTTACTTCCCTCTAAACGGTAAAATATTTGAAGTCAAGTTTGTTGAACACGAAGCAGTGTTCTATCAAATGGGTTCATTACAAACCTATGACTTGACTCTTGAGTTGTTTGAATACTCACATGAGCAACTCAATACAGGCATTACTGCTATTGATGCGGTTGAAGATGCATACTCTGGTGATGCCAGCATGTATCAAGTTATTGATGAATCTGGAAATATTCTTACTATGGAAGATGGTTCTAGACTTGTTCAGGAAGGTTATCGTATTGAGAACACTGATTCTACTGCAAACAATGAATATTACGAAGTACAAACACAATCTGGCAGCGATCTAAACTTTATTGATTGGTCAGAATCAAATCCTTTCTCAGAAAACTTTTGATTTACATTTATCAAAGTGATACCTTTTCATATTCGCAGAACCACCAGTTTTGTTGCAATGTGGGCATGTGATAGTTTTCTGATTGAAGGTTTTTCCTTTTGACCAAGGGATTTGACCTTTATTAGATTTAGATATCTTCGCCTTTGTTTCTTCAGAATGCTTTCTGCCTAAGACAGATTCAGAAATCTTTTGTTTTGTTTCTATTGTGTGATTGAATCTATTACCATAGTTCGGATTCTTGCATCCAGAAACATTTTTGCTTATAGACATTCTTGTTTCTTTTGAATGTTTCTTACCATAGAACGGATTACCAGACCCTTTGTATGATTCTGACATTCTTCTTCTGACTTCAGGTTTGTGAGCAATACCACCACCAAATCCACCAACCTTCGCATTATATGTGTCGTTTCTTGAAATGAAATCATCATCAACCAATATTGATTCCATCATGTAAGCATCATCTTGATTATTATAAACATGCAATATTTCTTTGGAAAAGTTTTCTAATCCATATTTTTTTATTGCAAGTTGAATATTCTTTCCAGAACCAAGATAGTTATCATAAGGGTCTGTTGTTTTGTGAACTCCAATATATATCTTACCGTTGATCAGATTGGTAACTTTATAGACAGTATAAATAGACATAACGCTGATACTCCTGTAAAGTATTAGAGTGTATGAGGACGGCAATCCTGCGATACACATCTATTTATAAGGGAAAGGTTTTCTAAATGGTTCCACATTTTTATAACGGTATTATCCGAAAGTACATCATTATGTTTGGACGTATGTTTTCAGACATTGATGTTGTGCGTTACAACGGAAGCGAAGCAGTACAAACAATCCGTGTGCCTATCGCATATGGTCCAAGTGAAAAGTGGTTGACTCGTCTTGATGAAGATGCAGGACTAAACAAAGAAGTTGCAGTTCAGTTGCCACGTTTGGGTTTTGAGTTGACATCAATGACTTATGATCCAACTCGTGCTTTGAATAAGATGCAAAAGTCAACTGCTGCTTCAACATATACCAATACTGTTAGCACACAATATACTCCTGTTCCTTATAACTTCAACATTACATTGACTGGTATGTTCTCATTCCAAGAAGATGCAGTACAAGTTACAGAACAGATTATCCCATTCTTCCGTCCTGAATGGACAATGAGTCTAAAGTTGTTAGATTCTATTCCTGACTATTATGATGTTCCAACTGTACTGAATAATATGTCAATGGAAGATACATATGATGCTGATTTCCTTTCAAGACGTGCAATCATATATACATGGGACTTTACAGTAAAAGGTTATCTATTTGGTCCAGTTCGTAACAAGGGTGTTATCAAACGTGCTGTTATTGATATGGCAGTCAATGACACTGCTGATCCTATCGGAACTGAAGTTGGTCCAGATAAAAAGATTACATTGACTCCAGGATTGACTTCCGCAAATACACCAACATCAAATACTGCGGCAAGTGTGGCATTATCTGAAATCAGAGAAAATGACAACTGGGGTTATGCGTTTGAGAACGAAGATTTTTTTGATGGTATAAATCGGCATGAACACTAATGAAAGACATAACAGATAATATGAATGATATCCTCGGAATCGAGGGTGAGTTGATTGAACATGAACCAGTGAAAGCACCAGCAATTGTTGAATCAAAAGGACATGAAAAAGACGTTGATCACGATTATCAATATGTAAGACAAAACTTACACGAAACTATTGATAAAGGTTCAACTGCACTTGATGCACTATTAGAACTTGCAAAAGCATCTGAGCATCCAAGAGCATTTGAAGTTGTTGGACAACTAACCAAAACGTTGGTTGATGCAAACAAAGACTTGATTGAAGTTCAACGTAAAATCAAAGAACTAAAAAAGGACAGCGTTGAGAAAGAAACTGCAAAGAATGTTACCAACAACAACTTGTTTGTTGGTTCTACCGCAGATCTTCTCAAAGCACTAAGAAACAAGGAAGAAAGCAATGATTGATTTATTAGTAACACAATGGCAGTTTACAGTAGTTGGCATTCTAATCATTATTGGTGCAGTTGTAAACCTATTTGGCGTTGATTGTAAAAAAGAACTTGTTGGTTTCAAGTATGATGAAATGCCTAATATGAAACCAATCAAGATTGAAACAGCAGGTAAAGGTTTTTGGGGTGCTATTTGGTTGTGGTTGATGGGTGTTCGAACTTGGGAAATCACAAAAGATTGGAACTTTGAAGTCAATGGAAAGAAATATGTTATTCCAAAAGGATTTGTATTTGATGGTGCTTCAGTACCAAAGTTTTTAGCAACTTGGTTGTCACCAACAGGTGTATTGCTAATCGGTGGACTGGTTCACGATTATGCTTATAAGTACACTGTGTTTTTGAAGAAAGGTAAGAAAGAAACCTCTTCAGTCATGACACAAAAGCAAGCAGATGAGATATTTAGAGATATTAATATTGAACAAAATGGTTTTCATTTGTTGAATTATTTGGCATATTGGGCACTTCGCCTTGGCGGTTTTGTTGCATGGAATGGACAGCGCAAACGTAGCTGTAAGGTTGGAGAAAAATAAATGTACGAATATAAAGTCAAAGTCACTAGAGTCGTAGACGGAGATACGGTAGATGTGGACATTGATATTGGTTTTGGTATTTGGTTGCGTGGTGAGCGTGTTAGGATTATGGGTATTGATACTCCAGAATCACGAACTCGTGACAAACTTGAAAAGGTGTTCGGACTCGCTGCCAAAGCAAGACTCAAAGAGTTGCTTGGAAAAGATGCAATCCTTAGAACTCAAGTTGATAAAGATGGCGGAGATGCTAAAGGAAAGTTTGGTCGCATTCTTGGCGACTTTATTTGCGGTGATACTACTGTCACTAACATTATGATAAATGAGGGGCATTGTGTTCCATATTTTGGTGGTTCTAAAGATGATGTACAAGCACAACACAAAGAAAACAAAAAACGTCTGGTAGAATCTGGCGTTGTAACATTGCCAAAGGGCATGACATTATAAGGTGTAATTGTGGAACCTATTGAAAAGGGTTATCTTGGAAACCTCAATCTAAAACGAACAAACGTTGAGATTGATTGGACTGAAGAAATGCTTATCGAATATGATAAGTGTTCAAGAAACTCAGTATATTTTGCAGAAAAGTTTATTCAGATTGTTCATGTTGATCATGGTTTGATTCCTATCAAACTGTATGATTATCAGCGTGAGATTATGAAGAAGATAACTTTCAATCGCCGTTGCGCAGTTGTAACTTCTCGTCAGGCAGGTAAAACAACAACTGCTGCTGCAGTTATCCTTCATTATATTCTATTCAATGAACACAAGACTGTTGCATTGCTTGCTAACAAAGGCGCTGCAGCACGTGAGCTTCTTGAACGTATCAAGATTGCATATGAAGCACTACCTAAGTGGATGCAACACGGTGTTGTTGAATGGAATAAGGGTTCGGTTGAGTTTGAAAATGGTTCTAAGATTATCGCTGGTGCAACTTCTTCTTCAGCGATTCGTGGTAAATCTATTTCTTTCCTGTATATTGACGAGGCAGCGTTCGTAGAAAACTGGGAAGAGTTTTTTGCTTCTGTATTTCCTACCATTTCATCTGGTGAAACAACCAAGATCCTTCTAACATCAACACCAAATGGTTTAAATCACTTCTATAAAACTTGTGAAGGTGCTAAGGAAGGTAGAAACGGTTATGAATATGTTGAAGTAAAATGGGATCAAGTTCCTGGACGTGATGATGCTTGGAAGAAAGATACTCTTGCTTCAATGGACTTTGACGAACAAAAGTTTGCTCAAGAGTTTGAATGTGCTTGGTTGGGTTCTTCTGGTACACTTATTGAAGGCAACAAACTAAAAGCATTGGTTTGGAGGCAACCAGAACTAGAGCGTGAAGGTTTGAAGATTTACGCAGAACCAGAACGTGACAAAGTTTATTTTTGTATTTGTGACGTTTCACGTGGTAAAGGATTAGACTATTCAGCATTTCATATTATAGATGCTTCACAAATGCCATACAGACAAGTTGCCACATATCGAAACAACTTTGTGGCACCAATTGAATATACGGAAATTATACATAGAACTGTAACACAATATAATGATGCAATCGTTCTCGTTGAAATAAACGATATCGGTGAGCAAGTTCCAGAACTTTTGCTCAACGATTATGAATACGAAAATATCCTTTACACGGAATCTGCAGGCAGAGCAGGTAAAAGAATCTCTGGTGGGTTTGGTCGTAAAGGAACATCGATAGACAAAGGTATCAGAACAACCAAGCAAGTAAAAGCAGTTGGGTGTTCTACACTAAAACTGTTGATCGAAAATGATCAACTCATTGTAAACGACTTTCATACAATTAACGAATTGTCAACGTTTTCCAAAAAGGGTGTGTCTTATGAGGCAGAACCTGGATGCCATGATGATTTAGTTATGGGTTTAGTATTATTTGGATGGTTGAGTGCTCAGGAATTCTTCAGAGATTATACTGATAACAACACATTATCTAAACTGAGAAATATATCTCATGAGGAATTGGAGCAACATATGTTACCAATGCCAATAATTGATGGTGGGTTTGGCGAAGAAACTCAAAACTTATTTAACGACACAGAATTTGAAAATGGAGAGGTTGTTGATCGAGATTTCAACAGTTGGTTCTAAATACTCATTTTTATAAATAAGTTACAGTTTGAAATAAGTTGACCTTTAATCAAAGGAGAAAATAACATGCCTTTCCAAGTAAGTCCAGGCGTAAATGTAAGTGAAATTGATCTTACTACGGTTGTACCTGCAGTCAGCACCACAGAGGGTGCTTTAGCAGGACATTTCCGTTGGGGTCCAGTTGATCAACGTGTATTGATTGACTCAGAAGATCGTCTTGTAAATGTATACAACAAGCCAAATTCTAACACTGCAACGGATTTCTTTACCGCTGCAAACTTTTTAGCATACGGTAATGCTTTGTACATCAACCGTGCAGTTGCAGGCGCAAACAATGCAACTTCAGGCGGTACTGGTGCGTATGTAAAAAATGAAGATAACTACAACGAATCTTATACTAATATCTCTGGTCATGGTGACTGGGTTGCTAAGTATCCAGGTGAGTTGGGTAACTCTCTAAAAGTTTCTATCTGCGAAGGTTCTGCAGCATGGGAATCAACAGTATCAACTTCTTACTATGCTACTCGTAACAGCGCAACTGTTACTTTGGCAGGTGATGGTACCAGTACCTCAAACACTGAAACTCAATTCGTAGTTGGTGACTTGATTCTTCTTGGTCCAGATAAAGAAGTTCGTAAGATCTCAGCATTGTCTGGCAACACTATCACATTGTCATCAGATTATACTGGTAACACTGTATCTAACTACACTACTGACATTACTCGTCGTTGGGAATTCTTCAACAACTTCGATGGTGCTCCAGGTACTTCTGCATATGCAAATGGTGTAAATGCTACTGCTGATGAGATTCACGTTGCTGTTTCTGATCAAGATGGTGCTTTCACTGGTATTCAAGATACAGTTCTTGAAACATACGCTGGTGTATCAGTAGCAGTTGATGCTAAGACTGAGCAAGGTGCAGGTAACTACTACAAAGAAGTTATCAATCAGAACTCACCATATATCTGGTGGGGTGATCACAACTTAAACATCACTAATGCTGGTGCTCGTGCAGATCTTGGTACTACTTATGGTGCTTCTTCATTACCAGTAACCACTTCTTTGAGTGGTGGTAAAGATGGTACTACACCAACTTCAGCGCAGAAGATTCCTTTCTATAATATCTTCAAATCTGCTGAAGACGTAGATATTTCATTCTTGTTGGGTTCAAATGCTGATACTACATTAGCAACTCACTTGATCTCTAATATTGCTGAATCTCGTAAGGATTGTATTGCAGTTCTGTCACCTGAGCGTGCAGACGTAGTAAACAATAATGCTTATGATGGCAAAGAGCGTGATGACATTATCGCATTCCGTGATGGTTTACCATCATCTTCTTATGCAGTAATGGATTCAGGTTGGAAATATCAGTACGACAAGTACAACGATTTGTATCGTTATGTTCCTCTAAACGCTGATACTGCTGGTTTGATGGTTCAAACCGATACCACTCGTGACCCATGGTATTCACCTGCTGGTTTCAATCGTGGTAACGTTAAAAATGCTATCCGTTTGGCATACAATCCAAGCAAAGCAGATCGTGATCAGTTGTACAAGAAGGGTATCAACCCAGTAGTTACTTTCCCAGGACAGGGTACTGTACTGTTTGGTGACAAGACTATGTTGGCAAAACCTTCAGCATTCGATCGTATCAATGTACGTCGCTTGTTTATTGTACTTGAGAAAGCAATCTCAACTGCATCTAAGTTTACTCTGTTTGAATTCAACGATGAGTTTACTCGTTCACAATTCCGCAACCTTGTTGAACCGTTCCTTCGTGACGTACAAGGCAGACGTGGTATTACGGACTTCCGTGTAGTTTGTGACTCTACCAATAATACTGGTGAAGTTATTGACCGCAATGAGTTTATCGGTGATATTTACATCAAACCTGCTCGCTCAATCAACTTTATCCAGTTGAACTTTGTAGCAGTAAGGACTGGTGTTGAGTTCTCTGAAGTAGTTGGTCAATTCGGTTAATAAGGGAGAACAAAAATGGCATTTAATATCAATTCATTTGCTGGTGCTCTGAAAGATGGTGGTGCACGTAGTTCGCTCTTCGAAGTGCAAATTACCAACCCCATCAACGGTGTAGCGGATATTCAAGTTCCATTCATGGTTCGTGCTGCGCAGATTCCAGGTTCATCTTTGGGTACTATTCCTGTATCATACTTTGGTCGTCAGATCAAAGTAGCAGGCAACCGTACTTTTGAACCATGGACTCCTACCATCATCAACGATGAGGACTTTGCTATCCGTAATGCTATGGAGCAATGGTCAAACGCAATCAACTCACTACAAGGTAACATCAATAATGCAGGTGGTTCTGCACCTTCACTATATAAGTCTAATGCTACTGTAACTCAGTACAGCAAGACTGGTGAAATCTTGCGTGTGTATGACTTCATTGGTATCTACCCAAGCGATATTTCTACTATCGATCTTGGTTGGGATCAAGAAGCGATTGAAGAATTCGCTGTAACCTTCCAGTATGATTACTGGCAAGTTTCTGGTGGTTCTACAGGTAACGCTGGCGGTATCTAAACCGTTCGTAAAAAGTGATCTGGGTGCGTAGACTAAATAGGTCTATGCACCCAATTTATAATAGGAACTAAGACATGCCTGTCGATTTATTCGGATTCAGAATCGGTAAAAAACCTGATGAGGAAACTCCCCCATCAGTACAATCATTTGCACCCCCACCAAATGACGATGGCGCAATTGCTGTCAATGAAGGTGGTGCTTTCGGCATTACTGTCGATATGGATGGTTCACTCAAAAATGAACCTGTACTCATTTCAAGATATCGTGATATGGCACAACAACCAGAGTGTGAACGTGCAGTAGACGATATTA